GGGAGCATCACCTATCAGCGGTGGCAGTCTTACTACGTCAACACCAGCGTTGGCTATGACGGCAACATCTGGGCTTATCAGCCATTTGACGCTGATGGCATCACCGCTGGCGAGGTGCAATCAGAATCGTCAATCACGGTGCGGCTGCCTGCTACCACCAACGCCATCGAGGTGGCGCTACAGGCGCTGGATCAGGCGCGCCTAGCTGAGTTGCAGCTATACGAGTTCGACACCCTGCTAGGCAACGCCACGCCGCAAGCAGGGCAGACGTTGATTGCTTCCTACCTTGGCGAAGTGGTTGGCGTCAGCGGCAGTTTCACTTCAATCGAGATGGAACTAGGCAGCAGTCTGGCGCCAATCGGCGCACAGGTTCCACCGCGTAAGTTCACCTCTAAGCTGACTGGATCACCTTGTAAGTTATGAAGCGCTTTAATGCCGCAACAAGGCGAAGGATTAGGCGAACAATTAGAAGGCGCTCCGCTGCGATTGCAGGCATAACACCACCAAGCCCAGGCGGTGGAATGGGGCTGCCATCAGCAACAGCTGAAGCAAGGACACCACTGGTTGAGCGGGAAGCGCAAGGCAATAACTCGCTTGATGTATCGCAGCGTGGTGCCGTCATCGGTGAGGTGATCCCGATTGTGTTTGCCCGCCGGATCAGCGGTGTTGGTGGTGTGCTCATTAGCCCGGCTGCTACTGAGGCCAGGTTCCAAAACAGCGTCACCAATGAAGTCACCGGCTTTTACCACCTGGTCCTAGGCGAGGGCCCAATGAACTCGTTGCAGGTGCGTGATGTATTTCAGCGCAGCTGCCGCGTTGGCAGCTTCAGCCAGACCTACAACAAGCGCGCCGGCACCTTCATCCCCGGCAACTTCATCGTGCCCAGGTCTGGCTACACCACGCCAGAGTGCCCGTCCTACTGCGGCACTGGCGGCACCTACACCGGGCTATCGACGCTGGCATTCCAGGCCACCTATCCCAATGGCATCACGCAATGGAATCGCCAGGTTCACTGTTTCGTGCGTGGCGGGCTGAATGTCACGCGGCTGCTTGATGGCGTCACCGGACCCAGCAACAACGTCGCAGACCTGTTGCGTTACCTGCTGCGCAGCAGCTCACGGGTGCCTGATGCACAGATTGATGCAGCCGGCAGCTTCTTAGCAGCAGCAACCTTCACCAACGTCAACGGCTTTTGGTTTAACGGCTCGATCAACACCTCAACCAACCTGCGCGATTGGATTGGCCGCAACCTGCAATATTTCCTGCTGCGGATGGCGAGGGTATCCGGCAAGGAAGCGCTAACGCCGCTGCTGCCAACCAACGCCAACGGCACCATCAAGACTACGGCGGTGACTTGGGAGTTCACGTTCACCGAGCAGCACATCATCCCAGACACCTTTGAGATTGATTACACATCACTGGCAGATCGCAAGCCGTTTGCGGCGATGGTGTTATGGCGGCAGCAGGATGATCTAGGCATCCCGTTGATACGCACTGCTGAAGTGCGCTACCCCGGCACTGCTATTGATGGGCCATTTGAGCAACACGACCTATCGGCATTCTGCGCATCAGAAAATCATGCGGTGAAGGTTGGCACCTACATTATCTCAAGGCGCAATCACATCACCCACCGGCTGCGGATTGGCGTAAAGCCTGATGCGTTTAACTCAACCCTGGCGGCTGGTGATCTGGTGCGCGTAAGGCTTGATCGCACACCATCAACTGGTGCTGCCAGTGTTCACGACTATCTCTACGAAGTGGATCGGATTGGCAAATCAATATCGGGTGAGGTGCGCCTAGAGCTGACGCACTTCCCGGTTGATTCCAACTTTGCCAGCGTGGTTGCCCAGGAAGTTAATGCAGCAGTTGGCGCTGGCTTTGTGCTGCCAACAGGCTTGAGCGGCATTACCTGCGATGTCAACTCATCAAGTGATACCAGCGTCCCTGCTGACACCAGCCTCGACCCAGACGATTGGGACATCCCAGGCGATGGCGACTTTGATACTGATGTAACGGAGGTGCCCCCGGTTGACTTCCCTGGCGTTAGCGGTGGTTCTGGCGGCGGCGGCGGTGGTGGCGGTGGCGGTGATCCTACGGGGGACAATCCTCAAGACCCCCTTAACCCTCAGGATGATCCACCCGTTACACCTGACCCCTTTGCTGATTACCCACAACCAGGCGATCCGCAATATCCGCCAGACGCTCCCGAAGGTCTTGAGCCTACGCTTATGGGCGACGGCAATCCCGCACCTGGGCCAGTTCCTGATACATGGACGCCAGGAACATGGACTACCAATATATCTTCAACTTTGACCTCGGTTACTATTTCCGGCCAACCCGCGCCTGGAGGAACGTGTGAATTTAGAGCCACTGCCGTAGGCCTTAGTAACAACTCATACAATATTGGCGGGGCATCTTGGGGATTGTATCGCAAAACTACCACTGGCGTTTGCGGAATCATAAGCATTGAATGGTGGACCGCCGTGATAGGCGATGGATTTAGCTATTGGTATTTAATCGGTGTATATGCTGGAGGCGGCACTAATCCAGAAGGCGGAATAAATGGCTCAACAGATCCGGGTAATTGGAACATTGTCAGTACATTTACTCCGCTGTAGATATGGCAACCTTTCCCGCGCTGACACCATCAAGCCGTACCTTTACACCAGGGCGGCATCCGCACTCGGAGATACCAACGCTGAATGGGTTGCAGGTTCGCGTGATGACCAGCAACGTCATTATTGAGCAGCAGCTACGGCTGACATTTATAGGGCTCACTGAGTCTGAGATGCTCAGCATCCGCAGCCACTACGTTGGTCAGCAGGGGCGCTTCCTAAGTTTCTTCATCCCCAGCAGCTTGCTCAGCGGGATGACAACTCCGTCATATTTCACGCCAACTGGCTACAGCTGGATCTATGGCAGCGCGCCGCAGGTTGAAGACATCCCCGGCACTCAGCGTTACACCGTCAGCGTTGAGCTAGTCACGATCCCGCCAGAAGGCGCCAACGTGAACGGCGCCGAGTTCACTGTGTCGATCACGTTGTCAGCAGGCATTGCGTCAGCACCTGGCGACGCCACAGGCGCTGATCTGACTGTTACCGCATCCATCGTAGGTGGCGTAGTTGCAGATAACAGCAGTGCTGGACTTGATCTTACGGTGTCGGTTTCTCTTGCTGCTGGTGGCGCTAGCTCAGGCGATGAGTCAGATTACTATGTAGACTGGGTTATCCAAACCTACGGGTTTGAGGCTGACATTTATCCCTCATGGTGGGCATCTTGAATCATGGCTGCACCGAACCTTAAAAGTCCAACGACGATCACCGGCAAAACTGTCGGCTACGCCGTGACGGCTTCACTAGCTGCTGCGCTGAGCAATAGTGCTGCCAGCGGCAAGGTCTTCAAGATCAACTCGGTCTACTGCGCCAACGTGGATGGCACAAACGCAGCGGACATCACCCTGGAGCACTACAACGGCACCACCGGCTTCAAGATTGCTAGCACCATCGCCGTGCCTGCCGACGCTACTCAAGTGCTGGTAACCCGCGAAGGTTACATCTACCTGGAGGAGGGCCACAGCCTTCGCGCAGTAGCCAGTGCCGCCAGCGACCTTGAGCTGGTCATCGGTTACGAGGAGATCAGCTGATGATTGGCTTAAACGGCGGCCTAATGGGTGTTCGCAAAGTGCCAACCACCGGCTCGGCATCGGGACTGTGGGTGTCAAACGAGCAAGTCTTGGCAAAGCGTGCAGGCATTTGGCCAAGCGTTGTATCAGATCCAATTCCGGCATTATCGCCAATTCTTTGGTACGACTTTTCAGACGAATCAACCGTAACAACCTCAGGCACTGAAGTAACGCAAATCACCGATAAAGGCAGCAGAAATTGGACGCTTACCAAAACAACAACAGGCCCGCAGTACGTCGTAGGCACTAACAGCCTGAAGTGCGTTGACTGGGGCAGCTCAACTCATAGCAACCGTCTCAGGAATACTGACACCACGTCTACAAATGTTGCTGAAATGTACATCGTGCTAGATGCCGCATTTGGCAACTCGTTTCCTACTTTTAACGGATTAGTCTCCGGGACTTCAGCCAACCCTTTTCTAGATGGATATTTCGGCGACGCCGGTTTTAGCAGCTCTTCTGGTTGGGACAGCGCGTTTGTAAATGGTAGCGCTAGCAATACATTCAGCTTCATTTTGCCTGCAATTAACTCCGCGTCATTGCTTCGTGTTAAAAAATCTGACAATACGGCTGCAACGTTTGTAGATGGATTTCAAATTGGCATGGATCGCAACAACGCTGGCCGAGGTTGGTATGGCCTAATTGGCGAGGTCGTCTGCTTCTCTTCAGTCCTTAGCGATACCAATAGAGGTCTTGTTCAGACTTGGCTTGGCACCAAGTGGGGCCTCACACTGTCCTAGACTTACCCCAGCGCATATCACCCCATGGCATCTCTGATCTACAACTCAGCCATTGACGACATGGCGCGCAACAACATTGATTTCGATACCAATACTTTCAAGGCGATGCTGGTCACCAGCTCCTACACGCCGAACAAGGACACGCATGACAAGCGCGACGATGTAACCAACGAGGCCACAGGCACCGGCTACACCGCAGGAGGTGTCACCACTGCCTGCACGGTGACCAAAGACACCGCCAACGACAAGGTGACGCTTTCGTTTGCCGCAGTATCTTGGGCAGCCAGTACCATCACCGCAAGGGCGCTGGTGATCTACAAATCTCGCGGTGGGGCGTCGAGTGCCGATGAGTTGGTTTGCTATGTGGATTTTGGCAGCGATGTCAGCTCAACATCAGGAACTTTCTCAGTCTCAAGTAGCGTTATATCGCTGCAAAATTAATGGCCACATTCCCTGAGCTGGAGCCTGCCACCAGGGCCTACGACTTCGGGCTATTCCCGCTGACGGAAGAACCCAGCATCAGTGCTGGCATCGTGCGCTTTATGCACAGCACTACACCGCAGAACTACCAGCTAACGCTCGGCTACACCGCACTCACTGACGCAGAAGCCAGCCTGATCCGCCAGCACTTCCAGTTTCAGGGTGGCGGTTACCGCAGCTTTCAGCTGCCGCCGATCATCTGGAAAGGTCACACCTTCACCGGCAACGTGGTGCCAACCAATACCCGCTGGCGCTATATCGCAGCACCAGAAGAAGAACACTTCAGCACCGGCTACGTCAACGTCACCGTAACGCTCGGATCTGATGGCACCATCGACGCTGAGCTAGGGCTGCAGCCGGTTGATGTCACCATTGCCGGTGGAGCGGCGACTGTATGACTGTAAGATCCAAAACTGGCACCGCATCACTGCAACACCAGCCAGGCAAGCCCAAACTTACCCGTCAAGGTAACGGCGCCCGCAGCAAGCCCAGCCATGGCCGCAAGCTTAGTCGCGGCCAAGGAAAGTAGGTAGACTCAACAAGTAGCTCACTGCCGCAATGATTGAACTTATTGCCGCAGTAGCAGGCGCCTCAATTTCAGTGGCGGCTATGGGTGCCATGGGTTTTAGCAGACGCAACGATGAAGCCCGCGATGCAGTGGTGCGTCTAACCAGCGCCGTCGAATCAATTTCGGTGCAATTACAGATTCTTCATACCGACATCAAAGACGAGCGCAAAGAAACATTTGGCCGCCTTAACGGTGTCGAACAGCGTATCACCAAGCTAGAAGCCAGCGGCAGCTGGGACGGTCGCAACAGGCGCCAATGACTACCACGTCCACAGAGCGCAGTTACCTAATCCGCTGCTTGGTGGCGCTGCTAGCAACTGGCATCACAATCGGCGGCATCGACCTAGCGGTGTGCCGATTCCGCACCCCATCTAACTGTGATCCCCAGTCATCAGCGGTTTATGCTGCGGTAGGTGCAGCCGCTGGCTGGATTGGCGGCTTGCTCGTACCTACTAAGCCATAACCACCATGCCAGCACCAGCCGCCACAATCTTGCCGATCCTTACCGCTGCACTCAACTGGAGCGCATTGGATGCCACTCAACGCGGGCTTTCAACATTCACGCTCGACACCGGCAAGAACGGCAGCATCGTCAAGGTTCAGGCCAGCGCACCAAGCAGCCATCTGATGGGGCTGGTGATGCGTACCACTCCGCAGTTACAGCGCGAAAGGATGCGAGCCGCTGGCGAAACCAAAGCCAAGGTTCTCGGTTTTCACTTGGATCGCGGCATCTTCACCGCCTGGCGCTTCATCGGCTCTACCGGCCCAGACTCCCTGACCTTTGGCTCGCAAGGCGTAGTCATCAGCAAGCGCGATGGCGGAATAGTGGACTTCGGCAAAGACAGCGCGCCTGATGTTTTCCGCTTCACCAATCAAATCGACGCAGCCAAGTGCTCCGCAAAGCATGGCATTCAGTGCCACCCGCTCAATCACTTGCAGCAAGTAGTGATCAAGAACTTTGGCCCCGAAGACACCATTGATTTGCAAGGCCGAAAGTATAGATACAGTGATGTAAAAGGTGGGGCGTTGCCTGACGTACCCATCCAACGCCTTCGCGTGGAGCTTCTCAAATGACCAACATCTTCCGCACCGTTTCCCTTGAGATCGGCCGGGCCTTACTGAAGCTCGCCGTTGATCGCGCACTCCGCAAAGAGCTGCCCGCAATCTTCGCCCGTCTTGACACGGATTTGCCTTACATGTTGATGAACAAGGCCAAGCCGATTGAAGTGCAGGCCGTCGTCACTGATGTGATCGAGGAGCGTATTGGAGGCATTGCTACCGCCACCCAGGTGGGCGCCGTGCTGGCTCTGTATGACCCCGTTAAAGCTGCACTCAAGAACGTCATTAACCGATGACCTACGCGACCGTTCGCTCTGCCGCTGAGCACATCGCCCGCGCTGGCACGATCACGCCGCAACAGTTGGCGGCACTCTCAGGACTGGACGAAGGCCTGACCGCTGCGCAGAAGCAGGCGTTTACCGAGCTATGGCGAGCGGAAGGCAGCCCGGCGGCTCAGCAGCCTGATCCGATCTATCTGGCACCAGCGCAGAAGATCATCAAAGCCTTTGAAGGCTGCAAGCTGGCGGCCTACAAATGCCCGGCAGGTATCTGGACGATTGGATGGGGAACCACCATCGTCAACGGCGCACCCGTACGCGAGGGCGACACAATCAGCCAGGCCTTGGCCGATGAACTGCTGCGCGCTGAGATTCTGCGCATTGCTAAGCAGCTGCATGAGAACATCCCGGCTAGCGCCAAATGGGGCGGCAACCAGCAGGCAGCGCTGATCAGCTGGGCCTACAACGTGGGCCTAGGTGCCGTGAAGGATTCCACGCTCAGACGCCGCATCAATGCTGGTGAATCAGCGCAGGTAGTAATCCCGCAGGAGCTCCCCAAGTGGGACAAGGTCAACGGGGCGCCGCTTGCCGGCCTGACCCGTCGCCGTGCTGCCGAGGTGGCGCTGTTCGTTGGTGCTGCCATTCCGCCGCCGCCGCCGCCACGGTTCACGCCATCGTCACCGCTGAGCACCCTGGTGACGCCGCACATCTCCTACGGCGAGCTATGCCTTGGGGAACAAAGGCGCAGGTTTGTGAACCAGGGACAGTGCGACATCGCCACTGAACTCTGCGCGTTCATCGAAAAAGCCAGAGCAGAGTTCGGTAACCAGCCAGTCATCATCACGAGCGCTCATCGGCCAAAAGCAGTGAACGATTCGGTCAATGGTGCTGCAGACAGCGAGCATCTCTACAAGCCAGGATGCGGCGCCATCGATTGGTACATCAAAAACGTCCCGGTCAAATTGGTGCAGGACTGGTGCGATCTCAACTGGCCTTTCTCGCTTGGCTACGGCGCTCCTAAAGGCTTTGTTCATCTAGGCATTCGCGCTGGCAGTCCTCGTCCTCGCGTGCGGTGGAATTACTGAGGCGCCTGTAGGCCTTGGCTGCTGCACTGAGCCCAGAACATTTCCAGCGCCCTATACCCAGCCCTGTGGCGCGTGCAGATGCCACTGCCGCACACCTGCCAGATCGGTTCACCGTTGACCGTGACAACTTCAATCATCGGATAAACAGACTGGGGCATCACGATTGGCTGCTTCATGGATAGCTCTGGCGATTGGTTGATTCCTGAACTCAGCCTGCCGACCCAGCTCGAAATGGAATGCGACCGCAGAGCTGCGGCGCGCCTTGGCCGTGATCAACTGGCCGGCAAGATCGATGAGCTGATCCAGGCCTGGTACATGCAGCACTCGCTGATCAACCGGATGCTGGGCGAGATCCGGCAACTGCAGGTAAAGCTGGCCTTGGCCGGGCCGCCGGTGCCATCGAAGAGGGAACCAGAGCAGCGGCATGTGGAGATGGCAAGGGAGTTGTTATGGGGTCACCACCAGCGCTAACTGCAACCCATACGCCTCACGCCTGAGCCGCCTCTGCTTGGGCCGTGGCGATGGCCGCACTCTGCAGACCGCCAACAGAACGAGCTGAACGGAGTGCGCTGCTAGGGACGACTGCAGGCGCTCTAGGCGTGACTCCAGCGCCCGGGTGCTCAGGCCTTCCTGCCGTGCCAGCTCAGCGCGGGGCACCTCGACGCCATCAAGGCCCCAGGCCAACACCAGCAGCCGCTGGTCTGACACCGGCAGCCGAGCGATCATGTTCCTAAGGAGCTCCGCCTGGCGCCACCGCTCGCGCTGTTCTTCCTCATCCTCAATGCTCCGGTCGAACGATGCGCAGGTGCTGCCCAGCTCTAGGCCGTCGTCGGTGATGATCTGATCAAGGCTGCTGATTGAACGGCCGTTCTCAAGCACCTGCTCCAGCACCTGCATCGATACGCCCAGCTCAGTGGCGATCTCTTCGCGGGTGGGCGTGCGGTTCAGCTCCTGCTCGAGGCGGCGGGTGATCGGCCCGATGCGGCCGAGGTGCTGGCAGTGGCTGCCGGGAATTGAGATCAGGCGGGAATGCTGATCAGCCCAGCGGCTGACGGCCTGGCGGATCCACCAGTAGGCATAGGTGCTGAACCTATACCCGCGGGCTGGATCAAAGCGCTCAGCAGCAGTGATGAGGCCCATGTTGGCGGCCTGGATCAGGTCTTCCTGGCCGTGCGCCTTGGCCAACCGAAAGCAGCGCTTGGACACATACGAAACCGCCAGCCGCAGATTCGCCTGCACAAACCGATCACGGGCCCGCATCCCGCGGCGCCTGATACCTGGCGGGCACGGCTCAGGGTGCTGCTGCCATCGCTGGATGACCGTGCCGAGCTCGATCTCCTCAGCTGGGGTCAGCAGCGGTATTCGGCCGATCGTGTCGAGCCACCAGCTTGCGGCCACGGGATTCAGATCGTGAAGATTGGCCCACTATAGGGGTGCAGATGCGGAACCAAAACGCTAGGGTTGGCGAGTTCACCGCAAGCGGCCCATGGCCACCCTCTTCGACCTGACTGGCGAAGCCCTGCACCTTCAACGACAGATCAACGAATCAGCTGAGCTGCTGTTCAGTGATGACCCAGCCGAAGCTGCCGCCGCCACCGCCGAGCTGGAGGCACTGATCGCTTTCGAGTCAGGCAACCGCCGGGCCCTCGACGCCAAAGCCGATGCCTGGTGCTGGGTGATCGATCACATGCGGGCCCAAGCCGAAGCCCGCGCCGCTCACGCTCAGCGGCTCAAAGATCTGGCCACCAGTGCTGAGCAGCAGGCCGACGCCTTGCAGGAGCGGCTGATTGCAGCGCTCCAAAAGGTGGCACCTGATGAAACGAGCTGGGAGCTGCCCGAGCACAAGATCACCAGCAGGAAGTCAACCGCTGTTGATGTGGAGTGTTCGGCGTGGAATCTCCCCGAGCAGTTCCAGCGAGTGAAGACCACCATCACCGCCGACAAGACCGCCTTGGCCGCTGCACTCAAGGGTGGTGCGCAGATTGAAGGCGCTGCATTGGTTGAACGCCGGAGCTGGAGCATTAAATGATGGAGATGCTGATTCACAACCAAACCCGCCTTGAGTGCGATGGCGCGCTGTCTGATCTGATCCTCCAAGCAGCGCGGCAGGCCATCCCCGGCCACGTTGATCGGCTGATCACGCTGCCCGACTCCGGCCGCCGCAACAACCCAATCCTGCCGCTGCTGGTGGGGCTGCTCGATGCCACGCAGCAGGTCGCCCGGGCCGTTGCTGATAACGCCTGGGATGAATCCCTACCGCTGGACCGCGAGCTGATGACGGACCTGGCCCGCCAGTCGCGTGCCATCGCCGCATCAATCGAAACCGCCAGCACCTGCCCCGATGCCCGCGCCTGATCCATGGCTTACTCCATCACCTACCGCAAGAGCAATGAAACGATCAACATTGAATGGATTGTCCCGACTGGCTGGACTACAGCGGCAATCCGCCAATCCTTTGAGCAGCAATACCCGCAGGCCGAGATCATCCGCCTCGAGGCCGTGCTGTGATCGGCCTGTGGTTTCGTTGGCTGTCTACAAGGCGCAACGCCGACGTGCTGTGCTTGCTGCCCAGGCCGCTGCCCGTCGCCGAACCGTGATCGCTGTCGCGCTTGCTGTGCTGGGCCTGCTGGCCAGCGTGTCGGTGATGGGGCGAGACGTGCAGGTTCAGCCGACCTATGCGACCAGCCAATGATCCTTGAAAGACTCAGAGATAACCCTTGGCGATTTGCTGTTGGTGATGTGGTTTACATCGCCGGCCATGAGCAGCAGCCGGCCAAGGTGACGTTGGCCTTTGGCCACGGCCGGCTGAGCTGGCCGCACTACTTGGTGGTGGATCACCAGATGCACGAATGGACTGTGCCGCAGCAGTGCCTGGCCCGTCTGCCGGTGGTGCCGTGAAACAGGACTGCTTGGAGTGCGGCGCGGCAACGATCGTCGTTCAATCCCGCGCTACGCGATATGGGCGCTATCGACGGTTTGAGTGCAAGAACTGTCAGCACCGTTTCAACATTACCTATGGCGAGCCAGACGCTAAGCGCCTGATTGATGACGCAGCGGTGATGGCAATTCGCCAATCAGCTGACGGCCATCAATCGCTGGCAGATCAGCATGGCTGCAGCCGTGAGTTGATTCGGCAGATACGAAGCGGCAGCATTTACAAAGACCTGCTGCCTGAGTGGTTCAGAGCACCGGCCAAGGCAGGTGATCCGACCTGCGAGCAGTGCAGGTTCTGGAGCGAAGGCTGCAGCATGGGATTCCCTGATGCAGAGATCGAAGGCCCACGGTTCGCTCGCGATTGCTCAGTGTTTGATGCAGTCACCCCACCAGCAACCTCCGCACCGTGCTGCGTGAGCACCCAAGGCGATCGGCAATCCGCTGCTGGGTGAGCCCAGCCTGGCGCCACCGGCGGGCACGTTGCTGGCGGCTCTCAGTGGCCCAGAGCAAAACGACGATCGGCAACAGAATCAATGCCGCCACCCAGGCGGCGAGGCAAGTGATAGACATAGCTGGAAATGCTTTGGTGCGTCAGCCGGGGCGCTCAGGCCTCACCGGTCGACGCGCTCACGGTAGCAGATCGTTAGCGATTCCAGTGCCGGATCACGCCGGCCACGATGCAGGCGTTAGTGCCCAGGTAGCTGCCAAGGATGGCCAAGCGCACCAAGGCCACCCGATCAGCGATGCGGGGGTCAGGGTGGGCCTTTTCGCCTAGGGCGAGGGCCAGGATGCGCCAGTTGCTCATGGCTCGCGTGGTGGCGGGGTGGTGCTGTTGAGCTGCTGACGGGCAAGGTCTACCCAATCGGGCTCTTTGCCTAGGGGGTGCCAAGTATCGCTTCCCTTTTCCCGCCACATAGCGCCCCTGTAGATCCGCTGTGCAGTGGTGCGGCCTTCGTTGCGGACAATGGGGGTAGCGCCGATGTTGCCGCCGCGTTGGGGCATCAACAGCTCAGCGAAGGTGGGCTGGCGCTCGCGCATCAGCTCGCGGCATGTAGGCCGGCGACGGCTTGCAACTGTGACGCCTAGAAAGAAACCGCAGACGCAACCGAGCATCCAGGCGGTGGTGAGAGTTGTCATTAGGCCAGCTCGGCGGCGATGTCGAGGATGTCTTGGCGAATGGCGTCGGCGCCGTTGATGCGCACTGCTAGGGCGCGTAGGGCGGCGGCTAGGCGGTTGCTGCCGGTCATGGGGATTTCGCTGTAGTAAGCGGCCAATACCGCAGCGGTGGCGGGGGATAGGGGCGTAGTCACGGCTTAGCCTCGGGGGTGGGTAGGGCGTGGGCGGGGAGCCAGTGGGTGAATCGAAAGAACGTCGTGCCTGCTGGTCCTTGACGTTGTAGGTGCCAAGTCGGCATCAGAAGATCGTGATCAGGATTGGCTCTCTGTTTCAGCCACCAACACCGCCCCTGCTCATCGCAATCCTCCGGCCCTGGCAAGCGCTCGCTTACCGCCACTGGCTGCGGCGTGGGGTGGGCCCACTTGGCAAGGACGGCTCGGGCGTAATGTCTCCAAGACGCAACGTGCCATGCGTCGATGTAGAAATACAGCTCGTCAAGCTCCTCATCACTCGGCCCTTCCGCCACTGGCTGGGCCAGCAGTGCGCGGGCGCGGGCTTTGAGTTCTTCAATGTCTTCCCAGTCGGCGGTCTCGCTGTCGATTGCCTCGATCAGTTCAGCGCACAGGGCGCGGAAGTCAGTCATGCTCATAAAACCTCCAGTTGATGATTTGCCGGACCACGGGGAATAGGCCAGCCCAGACGGTCCAGGGTTCGCCTGGCAGCACGGGATCGGGCATTGAGTTAATGCTGCCCCATCGGGGGAAGTCAGGGTGGATGCCGCTGTTGGTCCAGAAGATGCGGCCGATGTAGCCGCCGGTGCTGGTGATCGCCATAAAGGTGGGGCTCATCGGTCTGCATCCAGCTGCACCCACTCCCCGCACCAATCGCCACCTGCAACGGTGGGCCACTCTGAGCCGCGCGGGCCGATCTGTGGCGCATGACGGTGGCAGCGCCAGACGCCGGGGATTTCGTATCCAGGCCTGCGATACCGGCAGTTGCTGCACTGCTGATCAGCCAGTGGTGGAAACATCACGCCTCTACCTCCAGCACCTGGCGGCGCAGGACGGTAAGCACTAGGGCGTTGACGCCACCGCGGCTGAGCTGGTCCAGCTGAAGATCAATCAGCGCTGCCACGCGGTCGCGCTCGGCCATGCCGCCCTGCTGCCAGGCCGCGGCGATGGCTGGTTCCTGACTGAGCAGCTCAGCAGCCTGCGCAACGGACTGCTCACGCTGCTCGAGATCCGCCAGCAGGGCGTCGAGCTGCTGGCGGGCTTGGGTTAGGGCGTCCATCAGAACGGCACGTCTTCATCGGACAGTGGCGCCGTGTTCCATGCCGGCTGTGGTGCGGCGGCACGGGCTGGAGCTGGAGCTGGAGCAGGTGCGGCTGCCGGCGGCGCCTGGCGTGGCTTACCGGCTAGCGCCCAGTCATCGACCAGCACCACCAACCCGCTGCGCTTCTCGCCGGTGTTGCGATCGGTCCATGTCTCGGACTTCACGCGGCCGGTCACATCCACTAGGTCGCCCTTGCGGGTGGCATCGGTGAAGGCCTGCGCCTTCTCGCCCCATATCTCGAGCTTGAAGCCGTCCGGCTCCTGCCCGTCGTCACGCTTGGCGCCTGGCTTGTTGATCAGGATGCGGACGTTGCAGACGCAGTTGCCGGAATCAAACGAGCGCAGCTCAGGGTCGCGGGCCATGCGGCCAATGAAACGGTGCTGGCTAGCACGCAGGACTTGAGTGATGAGATCTGACATTTGAAGGGTTGTGGTTCCGTAAGTGAATTGCCGCAGGTCAGGCAGACCAGGCAGCAGGGAGATCGTCGGGGTCTTCGGTGGTGGTGTCGCCGTTGCAGCGGACCACCGTCTCGGCAGATACGCCGACCTTGGCCAGCCTTTGCAGTGTGAGCACCGGCAGCTGATCCAGCGTCTGGGCAGCGCCTTGGCTGAGCTCATCGATGAGGGCGATTAGGCCATCGTCAGAGAGGCCAGCGTCACCGCAAGCTGCGTAGGCCTTGGCCAGCAGCTCAGCGTCTGGCACCAGTGCTGGTGGTGCCGGCTCCGTCACCGTGACTGGCACCACGTCATCACCGCCCAGCTCTTCGGGTGTGTAGGCCGGATGGCCACCAAGAGCATCGGGGCAGTGGGTACGCATCCCGGCGGTGAGCGCACGGGAAAACAGCATGGCCTCGGGATACGAACGCCAGGTGGGGTTCTTGAGCAGGCCGGCCCGTTCGGCCATCTCGATGGTGAACAGCTCATCGCCGAGCGTTTCACCGCGGGACAGGAACCGAATCCGGCAGAGCTGCGCGGTTTTCTCCAACACCCGGTAGTCGTAGTCAGGGTGGCGGCGCACGGCCTGGGCCAGCAGGTTGGCGCTGAATGCCGGGCGGCCGTTGATTATGTGGACCCCAGTGGCACTGGCGAACGGGCTGAAACCTGCCTCCATCCCCGCCATCAGGCGTATTGCGCACTCGGCCACCTGGGTTTCCTGGCTGCCGCTCTTGCCGAACAATCCAGACGCAGCAAACACCCGAGCAAGGCGCGCCAGATCGTCAACGGAGCTGACCTGCAGGCTTAATGAACTGGAGCCCGGCGCAGTGAGCGCTGAGCTGTTTTGAATCGCCATGGCGGTGAGCGGGTGGTGTTGTGACTATAGGGGATTAGTTCCCCTTTGCAACCCATTCCCCTAGGGAAGCTGCAATATCGCTGCGGCATCGTCAACGGACCGGGCGATGCCGGCCAGGCCGCCGGCTGCCTGGATGTGGTCAATGAACTGGCTTTGCTCCTTGGTGGCCCTGCCGGTGGCTGATTTGACCTCCAGCGCTACGAACTGGGCGACGCCATCGACCTGGCGGTAGCCGATCAGATCAGATGAGCCAACGCACAATCCCGCGTGCAACGGCCGGCCCTGGCGGATCACTACATCACCCGGACGGAGCGCAGTGGCGATGGTGCGCAGGTTTCCGCCTGTGACCTTGGTGGCCTGGCCTGCCCAGCCCGTGCCGACGTTGTTGCGCCACAGCCTGACGCTGCCGCTGCCGTGGGCCAACAGGATCCGCTGCTGGGTAATGTGCTCGCTCATGCCGGCAGTCAATCGAGCACCGGCCCCACACCCCGCAACGCCTCGAACGTCATCCCCAACGCCGCCACCGGCCTGGCCTGACGAATCGCCAGGCTGATGCAGGCCTGGGTCACATGCAGCTCACGGGCCGCAGCGCCACAGCTGCTGTAGATCTCGCCCGTCTCGACGCACCTCACCCGCCAGTCACCCATCGGCCGCGGGTGCTGCTGCGCAATGGCATCGGCCAGATCACGATCCTCAAGCAGCAGGAACAGCGCATCCGAGCTGAACCCACCCAGCACGCGGGGCATCTGCTTGGCCAGCCGGCGCCATGATCTGCGGTTGATGTATCTAGTGCCGCCAGTCGTCTGCGGATCAAGAATCCTGGCGATGGGCTTCCGCCTCAGCCATGCCTCAACGCGGGTGCCAGGACAACCCAGGATTTCCCCTGCTCCGTAGGTGGTGGTCCACTCGCCGGTGCGCGCACGGCAGAACTGCCTGGAGCGCCGCATCCGCATCACGATTGCCTTATCCGTTCGCGGTGGCCAGCCCTCGGCGGTGGCCTTGTAGTGCATCGAGCGCAGCAGCGTTGGAAATGGCACATCGCCCGCCAGGCTCTCTAGGTGGTCCAGCTCGGGCTGCGTCCAGCGTGGGGGATGGGTCACGCCACCAGCTCCCTTACGCGCGCCTTACCGCTGCGCAGGCTCCTGGCTGCCATCACATGCCGGGCCCAGCCGGCTGGCGACTTCATCCCGCGGCGGCGGCCGATGGCGATCAGCTCATCAAGTGTGTTGGCCTGGGCCTGCTCGCGCTTGCGGTCAACGCTGGTGACTTCCTGCAGCTCACCATCCACATGCACCAGCTCTCGGCGCTCGGCGACGAACTCATGCCCGCAGTCGGGGCAGATCTGTTTGGCGCTGGGCATGGCGCTGAAACACTTCGGGCATATCCGGATGGATGGCGCTGCCTCGCGGTCTTTCTTCGGCGTGCCATCCAGCGACCACTCCCGCTCCTCGAGGTGATGGCCGAGCCGCTGAGTGTTCCCAACGTGATCAAGAATCACCGCGGTTTTTCCTGGCTGCGGACGCAGGCAGCGGCCAATCATCTGCAGGTGCAGGCTCACGCTCTGAGTGGGCCGCAGCAGGATGCAGCCGGCGACGCTGGGCACGTCCACGCCTTCACCGATCAGCTGACAGCTGGTGAGCACCTTCAGGCGGCCGGCGCCGAGATCGGCTAGCAGCTGCTCCCGGGTCGGGCTGTCCATCGTGCCGTCAATCGAAGCCGCGGCGATGCCGTGCTGGTTAAACAGATCAGCCACCGCTTCGGCGTGCGCAATCGAGCAGCAGAACGCGATCGCGGTCTGGCCGTCTAGGTACCGCCGGTAGTGCGACAGGCAGTCGCCCATGGCCTGGCCGGCCTGCAGGATCTGGCCGGCCTGGTTCAGGTCATAGTCGCCCATGCGCTTCCGCAAACCCACCATCGAAGGGCCTGGCGGTGCGAGCACCCGGGCCGCTGCCAGGAACCCCTGCTCGGTGAGATCGGCTGGCGTAGGGCCCAGCACCATCGCTGAGTACCACTCATTCAGGCCGCGGCCATCGCTCCGGCATGGTGTGGCGGTGACACCTAGCACCCGAGCGCTGCCAAAGTGCTGTAGCACCTTGGCCCAGGTGCCGGCGTTGCTGTGGTGAGCCTCGTCAATCACCAGCAGCTGGAAGTAGTCAGCCGGTATCCGGTGCAGCCGCCGGGCCAGGGTCTGCACGCTGGCCACCTGCACCGGCTGGCTCAGGTCCATCGATCGGTTAGCGGCGATCAGGCCATGGCGCACGCCTAAGGCATGAAGGCTGGCGCTGGCCTGGCGCAGTAGTTCCTGCCGATGCACCAGCACGCAGATCCGATTCCCGCGGGCCGCGGCCTGCTCGGCGATGTGGGAGAAGACAACGGTTTTGCCGCCGCCGGTGGGAAGCACGAACAGCACTGAGCGGTGGCTTTGCCGGTAGGCCTGGCGGATCTGCTCAACGGCTTGGTGCTGGTAAGAGCGGAGGGCGATGGTCATCGGTCCCCAACAACGTGCAGGCTTTCTGCGGCCCTGGTGATGCCGACGTAGGACAGCTGGTTCTGCTGCGCAGTCGGCGCCGACCCCCATCCGTCGATGCTCCAATGCAGGAACACATGCTGGAAGGTGCTCCCCTGCGACTTGTGGACCGTCAACGCACTTGCAGGCTGCAACTTTCCAACGCAATCTTGGCGTCGAAAAAATAGATCCCACTTTAGCTTTCGCTCCTTGCCACCAAGATCTCTGGCTTGATTTGCAATTTCTTTTAATGATTTTTGCCAGCGGTCTTCTTGCTCTTTGGCAATAACTCGAAACGTCTTTGCCATATAAAAATCACCAGTGACGGTCAGCTCCCATGTGTCCCACGGCTCATCTGTCAGCAGATCGCCTGCATCAGTGAACCGATGCGGGCCGCGCTTGGCTTCCTCGATCAGCACGTCGACCGTGCTGTTCAATAAAAGTCCGTTGCTTATCGGATCAGGAATAGCGTCGACAGTCACGCAAGTCATGCCCTCTACAAACTGCGGAGCGTTAAACCCATACCTGCGCTGATGAATCCGTAAATTCATTTCGTCCACCGCCTTGTTGGTGTACGCCAAAGCCCGGCAATAATCGGGGCTGCTCATCGCTTCCGGTGATGCCGCCATGTCTAAAAGAGCAGTACCCCACTGCTCTCGGCTGCGGTAGGCCACAACGCAAGACCCACCGCCCTCGGCTGTTGCGAATCGGGCCCTTCCAACTGGCATCTGCCTGGTGGCAGTGGCCAGGTTCAGGATTGCGCCGTCGTGCCGCAGTACTTCGGTTAGGCGATAAAGCGAGCTACCTTCGGTAAACGCTCTGCAGACCTGGTCTTCGCCTACAGGCAGCAGCTGTCGGTCATCGCCAACAAAAACTACAGGGCGTCCCTGAATCTCGCGCAGCAGCAGATCGTAAAGCTCGCTGTTAAGCATTGATGTCTCATCGACAATAACAACGTCAATGCGGCGGAATTCCACCATTTCCTTTTCATTATCGTTCCATTCCTCTTCCTTGTTGAGCATGTTCTTGCCGCCTGGATCCGGTTGGAACGTCTCCTTGCCAGTGTCGCGATCGCGGACCTGCTTCAAGCCCAGCAGTCGAGCCACGGTAACAACCTCAAAACCGTGAGCGCCACAGCTGTCCAAAGCGCGCTCGACCTGCGATCGGGCCTTATGCGTGGGAGTAGCAACGACAACACGCTCACCCATGTCTGCTAGTCGCGAAACTAGAGCCGCCGTAGTAACCGTCTTGCCAGTCCCGGCATAGCCGCAAAGCACCGGAGTTGCGCCAGGCCTTGTGATGCCCTCAATGCCAGGCTTTGTAATGTCCTCAAGAATTCCTTCAATCGCTACCTGTTGGTCTGCGGTCAGCTGCAATGCCGCCGGCTTGACCGTTGCCACTGGTGCCGCTTTTTTGGCATCCAATGATTCGGCTGTCAGCAGGTTGTAAAGCTGCGCGGGAATCTGATCAGCAAACACCTCGTCCAGCCAATCCCTCAGCGCCAGAATTTCGGCTGCGATGGCATCGCGTGGAGTGCCGGCGGCGTTAAAGCCCGCATCCTCTATCGCGCGCCAAAGGGACGTGCGCTCTGTTGATGTAGCAAGCATGGCCATGGATCAGGGCCTGTGGCGGTGACTTTCGCCATCCTACCCCTTTGGTTTCACATCCGCACCCCCTATACTGCGGATTCACACCCACGAGATCCATGCCCAGCTGGCCAGCCAAGGAAGGTCAAACCGCGATCACCCTTGAACTCAGGACCGATCTGGTCGAGCACCTCGACACGCAGGCTCGATACCTCGGCCAATCCCGCGCTGCATACCTCCGCGGACTGGTGATCAAGGACATGGACCGCCAAGGGCCCAGCCGCATGGCGACGGCCTAACCCATGCCATCCGCCATTGATGCCGCCTCTGGTCGGTGGCCGGAGCTGCTGGGAGCGCTCGCCCATCTATCTGCCGAGCAACTCACCGACAAACACCAACCCTGTCCTGCCTGCGGTGGTGAAGACCGCTACCGCTGGGACCGTGACGATGGCCCGGGCGGCTGGTATTGCAACCAGTGCGGCGGCAAGAATCACGCTGGTGGTGGCGGCTCCGGCATGGACCTACTCACCAGGGTTACCGGCTGGGATTTCAAGCAGGCCTGCCGCCGCATCGAGCAGCACCTGGGCATCGATGCCACAGCACCCAGGCCCGAGCCGCCCACAGCCGGCGCTGAGCACATCTGGCGCTACAACGACGACTACATCGTCTGCCGTTTCCCCGGGAAGAAGATCCGTCCGCTGACCTGGACCGGCAGCGCCTGGGCGTGGAAGTCACCCGCCAAGCCACGGCCGCTCTACTGGGTCCGGCGTTCAGCATCCGCTCCAGTGCTCATCGCCGAAGGGGAGAAGGCAGCCGATGCCGCCGCCAAGCTGTTTCCTGACCATGCGGTCTGCACATGGCCAGGCGGAACCAGCAACGTGCAACATGCTGATTGGCACCCGCTCCTAGGCCGCAGTGTCACGATCTGGCCAGACGCCGATGACGTAGGCCGCAAGGCTGCTGCTCAGCTCGCCCGCATCCTGCTGGGTCTGCGCTGCACCGTGCAGGTGGTCAACCCATCCGAGAAACTCGCGCAGGGGTGGGACTTGGCCGATGGCCTAGCCGAAGGCATGACACCGGGGCAGGCCGCCACGATCGCCGCCAGGTTCGCCAAGGCGCTTGACCCGCTGCCAGACGTTTCCGATGTGGAACCAGCAATAATGCCGGCGGTTACGCCAGCGCGCGAGATCCAGCCGCCACCGTTTGCCTGCCTGGGATTCGACAACGGCAAATATTTCTACTTGCCCCGCTCCACTGGCCAAGTCACAACCGTTTCCCGCGGATCGCACACCGCAACGAACTTGCTCGAGTTGGCGGAGATCGGCTATTGGGAATCTGTCCACCCGAGCAAGGAAGGCGTCAACTGGCTAGCAGCTGCCTCTGCGCTATTTCGCAACCAGTCAGCAGCAGGTGTGTTTGACCCCGATCGCATCCGCGGCCGCGGCGCCTGGCTAGACGATGGCCGCGTGGTTTTCCACCTTGGCGATCGGTTGATTGTTGACGAGAAGGTGCATTCCGTTCACGTTCCACCGCCGACCCAATACTTCTACGAGCAGGCTCGGCACTTGGACGGCCCCAGCAGCACGCCCATGGGCGACAAGGACGCTATGCGTCTGCGCGACATTGCTGAGCGATTCAAGTGGGAGATGCCTGTCTCCGCTCACTTTCTGCTGGGCTGGCTGATCCTGGCGCCCGTCTGCGGCGCCCTGGCCTGGCGGCCGCACGTCTGGGTGACTGGTGGTGCCGGCACCGGCAAGACGACCGTGCTGAAGACCTTTATGCGTCCGCTTATGGGTGGCGTGCTTCAATCCGCCACCGGCGGCACAACTGAAGCCGGCTTGCGCGGCACGCTCAAATCAGACGCCATCCCCGTGGTGTTCGATGAGTTTGAGCAGAACGAGGTGAAGGACAAGCAGATGGTGCAGAACGTGCTCGCCCTGGCGCGCATTGCATCATCGGAAGGCGGCAAGATCTACAAGGGCACACCAGGCGGCGGCACCAATGCCTTTGAGATTCGCTCCATGTTCTGCGTCTCAAGCATCAACGTCTCGCTGATTCAAAAGGCCGACATCGATCGCTTTTGCGTGCTGGCACTGCGCAAGGGTCACTTCGACGAAAACGAATGGCTGGACTTTGAGCGCGAGATCCTGTCCATCTCCACTATCGAAAACGGCAAGGCCCTGATCGCCCGCACGCTCAGCAACCTGCCAACCATCGTCAAGAACGCCAAGACCCTGGCGCACGCTCTCGGCCGCAAATTCGGCCAGCGCTTCGGTGATCAGCACGGCACCCTGCTGGCTGGCGCTTGGTCGCTTGAGGCCGATGGCGGCTGTGAGCTCACCCTTGAGCAGGCACAGCAGTGGATTGACCAGATGGACTGGGAGAACCAGCAGCACGACGCTGGTGACGCTGACGAGCTCAAGTGCCGCGACACCATCCTTCAGCAGATCGTGCGCTACGGCGGCGGCCTGGATGCGTCCCTAGGCGAGATGGTCAGGGCCGTGGCCAAGGGCCAGTCCTTGGGCAAGACGACCTGGCATGAGCTGGTGCCAATCCTGGGGCGCTATGGCGTCAAGGTCTTCCTCGGTGGCGAGAGGCTGCCCGATGGTGAGTACGCGGACTGCTGCCAGCTGGCGATCGCCAACAGCAATGCGCAGCTCGATCAGCTGCTGAGAGCGACGCCATGGAGCAACGGAGCGCACCGCTCATCACTCCGGCGAATCACTGGAGCAAACGCACCGAAGGCGCCGACGCATTTCGCAGGCGTTGGCAGCAAACGATGCACTTTGGTGCCGCTTTCGGCTGACGACCTGGCCATTTCGTAAGATCATACGCCCGTATTTCGGGCCGCGTAATGCTGAGATCGACTGCGGCGCAGTCTTTTTCAGTGCTTCTTACGAAATTACGCGGTTTCGCCCCGAGATACCCCCTTAGAGAGAGAGCCCCTTAGGAGCACCTTGGGATATTCAGATATGGATTTCTCTCTCTATAAATATCTTTTTCTTGTAATAAGTGTAATAAGTGTAAGAGCCAGTCGTGCCAAGGGTTTTCGCATTACGCGGCTCTTACGGTGCTGTAAGACGCGTCAGGCCCTGCCCCACCTCCATCCCCAGACTGAACCAGCCACTGCAGGGCCATGAAGCGCGCTACGAATCTCTCGACCCTGCTCGACTGCTCCACCCCATGGCTTACCTGGTGGCAGGAGCTGATCCTGAACTGGGTGGCCAGCTGGAACACGATCGAAACCCTGCATGTCACCAGCAGCCGGACCGATCAGGAAGTCACCTGGGATGTGCCAACAGACCTAGAGCTCAAGCGCATGGAGCTCGAGCAACTGCTTGACCCTGAGCTGGGCCAACGATGAACCGCTACCTGATCGCCGTGGTGGTCGATGGCGACCCACGCAGAACCCGCGACGTGGTCCTAGAAGGCCGCTCTGCATGGCAAGCCGGCTGGCTATACCAGCAGATCAATCCTGACGCTTGGGTGGTTGCTGTGCGTGCGTGCGGGGAGGGCTGAGCATGGCAAGCATCTCCCTATCGCTCTCAGGCATTGATCAGCTCAAGCGCCTAGAGCTGTTCCTTGACCCAAAGCTCTACGACAAGGCAAAGCGTGGTGGCATCACCTATGGATCCAAGGCAGTCCCACCTGCAGTAGCCAAAGGCATCACCGCCACCTACAACCTGTCGGCAGCCAGGGTCAAGAAGGACATCAGCCGCACCCAGTTCGTCGATGGTGGCGAAACAGCGCTGATCCGCTTCAGCCGCCGCCCACCAACGCTTACCCAGTTCAAGCCCAAGGCCGGCACCCGCTACCCACAGCCTGGCCTAGGCCGTGGCATGGGCTGGGGCAAGCCCGCCAAGGCAGGCAAGCCGATCAGTGCAGTGATCAACCGCGGCAAAGGTCGCCAAGCATTTGATGGCGCCTTCTTTGCTCAAGGCCTGAACGCCAACAGCTTGGTGCTTAGGAAAGGATCCAATGGCCGCTTCTATGGCGTCTATGGCCCATCGGTTGGATCGATGTTCCTTGGTGCGTCCGCGATTGGTCCGCAGCTGCGTGACGACGTGCAGAAGCGCATCCAAGAACAATTCATCAAAGGATTTCAGCGAGTGCTCGACTCGGCGAAGCGAGGTCGGTGATCGCCGACCCCCCGGCTTTCGGGTCCTCCCGCCCAGTTCTTAGTGCAGGTCCACGCACA